TTTACATCCGCAGCCGGGTATGGTAATCTTCCTAACGGCAATTTTAGCCCAGTTATTTACAGCAAACAGGTACAACTTGCTTTCCGCAAGTCTGCCATTGCTGAAGCAATTTCAAATTCCGATTACTTCGGTGAGATTGCTAACATGGGTGATTCCGTTAAGATTATCAAAGAACCCGAAATCTCAGTTCAGGCTTATGCACGTGGCACACAAATCACTGCACAAGACCTAGACGATGAAGACTTTAGCCTTACAATTGACAAAGCTAACTACTTTGCATTTAAGGTTGATGACATTGAAGAAGCACATTCACATGTGAACTTCCAATCACTAGCATCTGACCGTGCGGCATACCGTTTGGCTGACCAGTTTGACCAAGACGTTCTTGGCTACTTGTCAGGTTTCACTCAGTCTGCAATTCACGGTGCAGCCGACACTGTTAACACAACTGTTAATGGTACAAAGGCTATCACTACTGCATCTGATGGTGCAAACTTAGTGGGTGCTGAACTACTTGCATCTATGGCATTAGATGCGTCAGACTTCCTAGCAGAAGATGGAACTGCAGGTTCTGCCAATAACTCTATTGGTATTAAACCAAGAGTGCCGGGTCAGACAACTGCAACCATGCATGCAAGCACAGGTGGTCTAGCAAGTCCGTTGCAAATTCTTGCACGTATGTCACGTTTACTTGACCAACAAAATGTAGACACTCAAGGACGTTGGGTTGTTCTTGACCCAGTATTTATTGAAGTTCTAAAGGACGAAGATTCACGTCTTCTAAATTCAGACTTCGGTGGTTCTGGACTACAAAATGGTCTTGTAATAAACAACCTTCACGGTTTCCAAGTGTATCAGTCAAATAACCTACCATCATTAGGTACAGGTTCTTCAACAACTGGTGGTCCTAACACGACTAACTTGGGTGTAATTGTGGCAGGTCATACTTCTGCTGTTGCTACTGCAGAGCAGATTAACAAGACTGAAACTTACCGTGACCCTGACAGCTTTGCTGACATTGTTCGTGGTATGCACTTATATGGTAGAAAGATTCTTCGTCCTGAAGCAATCGTCACTGCCGCATACAACTTGGCATAGGGGGGGTTAGATTATGGCTGCAACAACAACAGCGTTGGCAACAACCAATACAAATCATGGTCCTACTTATGGTGTAAACTCACGTGTAAAGTCTTACCTAGTAGAACAGACTATTGACTTCTCAAACCAAAATATTGATGCTAATGGTAGTACCATTGAATGTGTTGATATTCCTGCAGACTGCATTTGTTTGTTTGCTGGTATTGAAGTTGTAACTGCTCTAACTAATACTGCTTCAGACGCTACTGTAGATTTAGGTATCTCTGGTGGTGATGAAAATGGTTGGGTAGATGGTTTTGACATTGATGGTGCTTCTGCAGGTACATACGCAACTGTACTTGTAGCAACTGCAAATCCACAAGTAGTGGATGCGGCTGCACCGTTGAAACTTACTTTTGCAGGTACTGCTGGTACAATTAGCGCAGGTGTGCTACGTGTATTTGCAGTGGTCATGCCTGTCGGTGGTTTAGATAAAGCTACTGAAGTAGACCGTGACACACTTGCTTAATTAACATAAGGGGGCAGGGTGACTTGCCCCTTTATTCTGATAATCTTATTATGGAGAAAATAAATGGCTATTACAACTGCAATGTGCAATAGTTTCAAGCAAGAATTATTGGGCGGTCTACATGACTTAGATACCGATTCACTTAAACTTGCATTGATTAAAGCATCCCCAAGTGGTACATACAACGCATCAACAACTAACTACTCAGATGTAACTGGCAACTCTGACGAAGCATCAGGTACTGGATACAGTGCTGGTGGTCAAGTACTTGATAGTGCAACTATATCTTTATCTGGTTCAACAGCTATTGTTGATTTTGCTGATGAAGTATTTTCAAATGTAACTGTATCTGCTGATGGTTGTATTATTTACAATACTGCTAACTCAAATTCAGCTATTGCTGTTATTGATTTTGGTGGTACAGTTAGTGCTACTGCTGGTGACTTAACTATTGAATTTCCTGCCGCTGGTGCTTCTACTGCTATTATCCGTATTGCATAAGGAGTAATACGGCATGTCCGTTACTATAAATCAAGCTAACTATGGGAGTGCGGTTTACGGTACGGCAAGATATGGTTTATTCTTTGTAACCATTAATAATGGCGTAAGTGCTACAGGAGCAATAGAAGCACCTAGTGTTGGTGGCTTTGAAGTTGACGTTACTGAAGTATTAAATAGTGTAAGTGCCACAGGTTCTGTAGGCACTATTACTGCTTCAGGAACTGCTACAACTACACTTAGTGGTGTAAGTGCCACAGGTAATGTTGGTACTGTTACGGCTACTGGTGCGGCTAATACTACTTTAACAGGTGTAACTGCTACAGGTAGCATAGGAAGTCTTGCTGTAGGAATAAATACTACACTTAGTGGTGTAAGTGCTACAGCTACTTTAGGAACAGTAGAAGCTAGAACAACAGAAGTACTAACTGGTGTAAGTGCAACAGGCGGTATTGGTACATTTACCATATCCAACACTGTTGGTTCTGATGGTGTAGTTGGTACAACTAATACACCTGCTGTTCAGCCTAATGTAACAGAAATTATAGCTACTGGTGTAAGTGCAAGCACGACATTAGGTACAATAAATGTTACCAGTGGTATACGTAAGTTAGTAGATGGTGTAAGTGCAACAGGTACTATTGGAACACTTACTGTTAACATTGTTGAGATACTAGACAGTGTATCAGCTACTGGTGCTATAAATACTGTAGGAATAGGAAATAGTGTAACTTTAACTGGTGTTAGTGCAACAGGTGAAGTTGGCACAGTAGAAGATAAACCTACTGAAATATTAGATAGTGTATCAGCTACAGGTAGCATTGGCACACTAGCAATATCAAATACTGTAGGATTAGATGGTACTTTAGGTACAACCAATACCCCATCGTTACAACCAAATGTAACTGAAATAATTACAGGTGTTAGTGCTACTGCTTCTACTAACGATGTAAACATTAGATTTGGTGTAACACAAACAGTTGATGGCGTAAGTGCCACAGGTTCAATAGAGCCTGTAACTGTTGGTGGTTTTGAAGTTGATATTACAGAAATAATAACTACTGGTGTATCAGCTACAAGTGCATTAGGAACTATACAAGAAAACTTAACAGCTAAACCTACTGGTGTAAGTGCTACAAGTACACTTGGAACTATAGTAGAAAATGTAGTAGAAAAATTACCTACTCAGGTAATAACAGGTTCAGCAGGTAGTGTAGGCGTAGGTGTAACACCAACAATTGTAGGTGTAAGTGCTACATCAAATGTAGGCATAATTGAAGCAAGAACATTAGAAGCATTAGAATCTGTATCTGCTACAATTTCTGTTGGTTCTATAACAACTGCTACTTCTGCTGGATTAGAAGGTGTAGATGCTACTGGTGAAGTAGGCATACTAGCTTTAAGTTTTGATAAAGTAATAGACAGTGTTGATGCTACAAGCACTATAGGCACACTACAAGTTAATGTTAAGAAATTACTTGCTAGTGTTTCAGCTACGTTAGACGAAGGCATAATTACAGCGACAGGTGTAGCGTTTGACTTTGAAGCAGTCAAAGAGTTATACGATAGAAATAGAACAGTTTATGTAGAAGGGTTTACACAAGCTGCATCAGAACGTACAGTTTATGTACAAAGAGAAGTTAGATTAGTATATGTAGAACGCTTCTCTACATCAGCAGAACGTAGAGCAAGAGCATCTAAAGCTGCATAGGAGATATAAATGTCATTTCGTTGGCCTGTTAAAGACCCTGATGAAACATTAGATTATAGCATAGATTGGTCAAGGTTTCTTGGAAGCAATACGATTGATACTATTGTATGGTCTGTACAAACATCTGAGATAGGTAAGACTACATTAGCGTCTGGTCAAACTCTAACTACTGCGTCAAGCAGTGCAGTTACAGATAGCATACAAAATGTATCACAAACAAATACTACAACTGTTGCTACAATAAATATAGGTGGTGGTGTATTAAATAGAGAATACATATTTACTTGCACGATGACAGATAATACAGCTAGTGTTGCAGAACGTACCGTTAAACTTGTAATAAGAGAAAAATAATGGCATATGAATTTCTTGAACTAGTAAATGAAATAAACAGGCGTGTCAATGAAGTTGAATTAACTTCAAGTAACTTTGCCAATGCTACAGGTTTTTATGCACATAGTAAGGACGCTGTTAATGCCGCAATCAGATATATTAATCAGTCAGAATATAGTTGGCCTTTTAATCACGTAGAACAAGAAGATGTTCTTTCATCAGCCGTAAGCAGATATGCTTTTCCTCACGATTCAAAGGTAATAGACTTTAATAGTTTTAGAATAAAAGAAGATGCTACATTAGGTAATAGTACACAAAGACTTGGTACACTAGCCTATGAAGAATATCTTGATAAATATATAGAACAAGAATACACTACTAACTCAGCGTTACGTGGTGTTCCTTTATATGTAACACATGCACCATCACTTGAGTATGTAGTAAGTCCTACACCAGATAAAGCGTATACTCTTATATACGAATACTACCGCATTCCAGTAGACTTAGATTTATATGATGATGTACCAATTATACCAGAAAGATTTAAACATATTATTGTAGATGGTGCTATGCACTATGCATATTTGTTTAGAGGCAATACGCAAGATTCACTTGTAATGAAAGAAAGATTTGAAGAAGGCATTAAGAATATGCGTTCTATGCTTATCAATCGTTATCACTACGTAAGGTCAGGCATGATTGTACGAAGTGGTGCATCTAACAATGTAGTTTCAAGGCTTGCAAATTAATGGCAGATAGATGGCAAACCTATTCTGTTGAATATAAAGGTGGTTTGATTACTAACTTATCACCTTATCAACACGGTATACAAGCACCGGGGTCTGCTCGTATCTTACGTAACTTTGAACCTTCTGTATTTGGTGGATATCGTAGAGTAGAAGGTTTTGAAAAGTTAGGTGGCACAGATACTAATATACCAGTTGTACCAAATTCTGGTTTAATTCGTGGTGTATTCAAGTATGGTGCTAACATATATGCTTGTAGAGGTAATGATTTATTTTTCTGTGATGGACTAGCAGGTACAACTTCTTGGACACAAGCTACAGATAATGCAACATATAGCAGTGCAGGTGTTACAATAGGTGGTTCAGGCAAGGTTAGATTTTTAAAATATGACTTTGATGGCGCAGAAAAGTTGATGGTTGTTGATGGTACAGGTAAGCCATTTAGGTTTGATGGTACAACTTTTGAACAGTTATCATCGTTACCTGCTGATACCTCTGGTGCTACTCAGATTATTAATTTTAAAAACCATATATTTTTAGGTGTAGGAAATAAGTTAGTTTACTCAGCACCATACGAAGACGATGACTTTAGTATTGCTAATGGTGGTGGTGTAATAAATATAGCTGACCCAATTACAGGTCTTGTAGTATTCCGTGAGCAGTTAGTT